GTCGTATGGGGGTGGCAACCAGTTACTGGTTGTCACGTAGTCCTTACGGACTACCTTCGCTTGCGCTCGATTGCGCAATGTCACCTCCGGGAGAAACTTAAAGTGCCCTTTGTTGATACTAGGGGCACCCCGGAGAGCAACACCAATGAGCCAAGGCTCATCCTTACTTCGGATTATCGTGTCATAATCGACCACGGGTCTGAAGGAGAGCTCTTCCCACTGCCACTTGTTCTTCCTGGGAAGGAATATGCAAGTAGGCGTGTAGAGGAACTCATCACCTGTAGAGTCGATACCGGTATCCTCGTTCCCTTTGAAGGGTCGGAAGAATCGATACCGTTGAGGCAGCTGTTTCACAACATATGCCCTCTCGTCAAGAAAGAAGCTTTCACATCTTTCTGATCGTCTCGTCAGGTTAAGGTACTTGAAGTAGCACTGGATTGAATCTAGTGCATAGTCAAGGGTGAAGGGACGAACGTCCTGACCACCGAACCAGTCTTTCCCACAGGACTCTCGAAAAGGACCCGATAAGAAGGTCTTCTCGTTATTAGTCTTAAAACCCCAGTGCAGCAGTAAGCTGATCACTTTGGTAGCGTGCAATTTTCGCACAATGATGTCGTCTCCATAGACCATAAAGTCTACATGGGGAGTACCGGCACCACAGGCGATACACGCTGAGGCAAAGATGAGAGTCTCAAGAGGGAAGCAGAAGCCGTTGCCCATGCTACAGAACTTTTCAAAGGTCGCAAGGACCTCATCAAGCTTATAGCGTTTAGACCGAGTTCTATCCAAAAGACGGAACCAGTCATCAGGCAGGAGGTATCGGACGAGTTCGATTGAAACTGAGTCACTTGCTGACTTCATATCAATTGTCACAAATCCGTCATCTCCATCATTCAATGACCCAAGTCGGGCCATTTCCTGATTTCGCTGCTGGCTTTTCAGATCAATTCCGACCGCCGCTAAGCGCGTGCGCAAGACTTGGTCGATACCTTTCTGTACTAGGCCATTCATCAACGGCTCAACTGCGATTGTTCGATTGGTTTTCGCAGTTTTCGGTACGAAGCTAATGTTGTTATTGTCTACGACACTAAGCTTTCCGAGGTAGCTATTAAAGGCAGCCTCTTCGTCGTAGCAAGACAATCCGTTCTTCCTGGGCAACAGTGTTTCCCAAAGTTGAAAGTTCTGCCTCACTGCGGCATAGCCGTGATGTAGGGCGCCGGGTGTGACGGACCAACGTTTAGCGCATTGCTTTGCTAAATAATTGGTTGCATCACCGTGCACACCGACACTTGCGCCAGGACCAAAGTCTGCATTTTCGAAGACTTTTCGATAGTTCGGAGTGGATCCAATTACTTTCCGGATCCAATTCCTTGCTCCGTTACCCTCTCCACGGAATTTGTCACGTGAGTGACCTTTTCCGAGAATCGCGAATTTGCGATTTACCAAACCACACCTCTTCTCAGAGGCATGAAAGGATTTTATCGCGCGATCACGCGGCTTTAGATCAAGTAGATCTGTAGGCCATGGGTACTTCTTAATCAGCAGAGCAAACTGATTCGCCACAAAATGCTGTGTGGCGTCCGAATACTTCTGTTCGGATAGAAAATCAGCCTCAGTGTAAAGCTTCAAGAAATCCTTGGCGCGTAATGCGTCAGATAAGGGCTTCAAGAAACTATAACCTGAGTGGCTCATCAAAAGCCGGGAAAGTAGGCCAAGGTAAACCTTGGTTGACTTCCGTTTGCACTCAATCTGGACTCGCTCCAGTACTAACTGCTCTCTCGGATGCATCATGTATCCTTGATTTTCCCCTCTCGACAATATCAGAGAGGGTTACAATGACATACAGCGCTACCATTATCAGTAGCACCATGCCCACGATCCTCGACACCTCGAAACTCCTTCGTTAGAAGGAGATCTGCGGAGTCTTGACGTGGGTTTTGAAGGTGGCCGACGCAAGGAAGGCCCCCATGTCATTGAGCAGAGTATCGACGTCAGCGCCCGTGTAGCCGACAGGAACGGCGACATCGATCGTGATGATCGCGTCGCCAGTCGTGGTCTTCGCACCCGTGAGGGTGAGAGTCCGCGTCAGCTTTGCACGGGTACGCCCGAGACCAGAGAACGAGTCCGTCGGCTTCGGTGCGGTCTGGACCAACTGGGCGTCATCCTTTGAGGATGCCGTCTTCGTCGGACCGTTGTAACCCACCGAGTTGGCGGCGAAGTTATTGCCGGTGTAGGTTTTGGCGTTGATTGACAATGTCATACTATCTCCATGCTGCTTTAAAAGGCAGCGAAGTGGTTAGCGGCTGAGAAGCCACATATACGCCAGGAAGGCGTATCCGTAGGACGAGTACCCTACTAAGAAGATTAATACCACCCATGAAAGGATGATACCAACACTCAAAGCAAGATACTTCGTCCATCTGCGCAACCTTCCGCACCCTTCGCAAGGTGGAGGTCGTCTTTCCCAGTTAGGAGAAGACACGGTTGCCCCTCTGAGCCAGAAGGCTCAGGGCGTCCGCTACCCGCTTCCACTTATCAAAGCGGAAATCGTTCTTAATGACGATGTCGGGAAACGGGACGCTTCCTCGGAATTTCTCAAGGCGACTTATGGTATATGAGCCCGAAGGCTGCACCAATAGAGTGTACCCTGAATTCGTGCAAACCGTGCTGACACTTTGGTACTGATTGTACAGCCCGTGTATCACAGTCATAGCACTTCCGAGGTTATGGTACCCGAAAGCTGGTACGATTGCACCGATGAAATCACCGATGTTCACAAACCAGTCAGCAACGAAGGAGTATTTAACCAGTTCCCAAGGGACCGTGATTAAACCTTTTTGAGTGAATCCGATATTCTCCCATAGGGAGGTACTGAATTCATCAAGGGACATAGCCCGCACCGTGTATGACTCAGTCACTTTGACTTGATAAGTCATGGTCAGGATGCTAAGCACGCCCGTACCACCAATAGTCTTTGAGACTTCAAAGCCTTTTTTGGCTCTAGTGGTGGCCCTCCGTTTGTCAGTTTTCTCCTTGAGGCCGTCGACAATTCCCTGTATATCGTTCAAGGCAGGCACAATGCCATACCTATAAGCGAGCCACAGGTTAGATACACCATCAACAGTGTATCCTAGGAACTTTCCTTCTCTCTTAGCCTGTGCGGCGCGATTAAGCGTCCGCGAGATCCGAGAGATGGGCCGTTCGAACATGCCGACTGTTTTATCAAGCTCAGCGAGCGACTCGTAAAGGTTCGAGTCAGAACGTCCTCGCTTGTTCAACATCTCCGTGGCAACCTCGCTTTTAAGATCACGTAATGTGCTCTCAGAAACGATGGTCTGGGCTCTGGGAACTAGCTTACCCTCAATCTGCTCCTTCGGGATGAAGGGCAGGATTCCGTTCCCATTCAGTCTGTACTCCGTGTAATGCAACGGAGAAGAACAGCCTGGAACAGTTACGGAAACAAGGTGATAGCCAATCCCAGCCCCGCCATACTGGTTTCTTGAATACGTTCTTGGGTTGAAGAATAACTCTCCAGCCGCAACGCGCTTCTTGAATCCATGTATGACGACATCACTCTCGCCTTCAAAATCACCGCCGTAAGCGATATAACTGTACGAAGTGGGTGCCCAACTCGTGTTGGAACACCCAAAGTACAGAGATTCCTCTTGGTCAGTGTGCGTAGCCGCTAAGGCCCCGCGGGAGCGAGTTCTAGAGTGTGATGTGCTCATTAGAGAATCCTCAAGATGGTACCCATCCCATAGAGGAAATAGCGCCTGGGGACCTAAATCCCAGACCACGCGGTAAAGAATCCGCGCGCTATCTCATATGAAATGACCGTGCTTACTAAGCACGGATTCCCTGACGAACTTACTCTCACGAGCGGTTCTTAAGGTAATCTCCGCAGGTTTCCCTGCAGAGGATCTTCC